TGATTTTATTCATTTAAGAGATGAGGAAGATGAATACCTTATTCAAACTGAATCTGAAGAAGAAGAGTATGAAGGTTTTGAATATGAAGAAATGGAAGAAGAATTAGATGAAATTGTTTATGAAATTGAAATGAGTGAAGAAGCTGAAGAGGAAGAAGAATATGAACTTGAAGAAGACATATTTACTGAATCTACTAAAGCAGTGGTTGGTAAAGGTGTTAAGTTAGGAAACGCTAAAACAGCATCTACTTACAAAAAAACACAAGGTGGTTTCAACGAAAAGAAAGCTCACGCAAATCCTACAAAAGGAACAGGTAAACCTAAATTTGAGTTCAAAGAAGAAGCTTCAATGGACACAGACAAGAGACCTATAAGATTCGGAACAAAAGAGGAAGCTAAAGAAGCTGCTCGTACTTACGGATTTGGTTCTAAAAAAGGACGTGGTTTAAGAAAGGGTATTACACCTAACAGAAACTTAACGTTTGAAAGTCGTGAAATTATGGAAGAAGTTGAAATGTTAAGGTCTAAAAATGAAGAATACAGAAAAGCTCTAAATATGTTTAGAGACAAACTTAACGAAGTTGCTGTGTTTAATTCAAATTTGGCATACGCTACAAGATTGTTCACAGAACACTCTACGTCAAAGCAAGAAAAAATTAACATTTTAAGAAGATTTGACACCGCAGACACTCTTAAAGAATCTAAAGCTCTTTATAAGACAATAAAAGACGAGTTAGGTGGTGCAACCACTAAAGCTCCGATGACAGAATCAATCGAAAGAGTGATGGAGAAAGTTCCACAATCAGGTTCAGCTGTGAATTTGATTGAATCAAAAACTTACGAAAATCCTCAATTCTTGAGAATGAAAGACATTATGTCAAAAATAATAAAATAAACTTAAAAAAATAAAAAACCTATAAAATAAAATGGGAGCATTATTAGAAAGTGGATTAGTAGGTAACATCGGTCTTAAGCACTTGAAAGTTATCAAAGAAGACACTATAAACAAATGGGACAAATTAGGGTTCCTTGAAGGTCTTAGAGGCCACCTAAAAGAAAACGTTGCTCAGTTGTATGAAAACCAAGCATCATTCTTAATTAACGAAGCGGCTTCAACTGCTGATTCAGGTTCATTCGAAACTGTGGTATTCCCTATCATCAGACGTGTGTTCTCTAAATTATTAGCTAACGAAATCGTATCTGTACAAGCTATGAACTTACCAATCGGTAAATTGTTCTACTTTGTACCTCAAATTCAAGGTTATTCTGCAGCAACTCCAACACAAGGAGCTTCAGGAGAAGCTGGACACAGAGCACCTGTAGGTTCTCCTGGAAACTATCCTGGTGACCCAAATGCTGGTTACACTGATTCAACTGCGTATCCAAAGAACCTTTATGATTTATTCTATGAAGGAAATGAACCAGGTTTAAACCCATCAGGTCTTTTTGATTATTCAAAAGGTGGTTGGTATTGGGTTACTGGTGCAACTAACCAAGTAGTTTGGTCAAACGGTTCATTAGTAGTATCTGGATATGGTTCAGGTGAATACAGAAAATTACTTTTAGTAATGTCTGGTTTCACATCAGTAGGTGACGGTAAGTTAATTGGCCCTGATGGACAAGAAATGGATACTGAAACATTCCTTTCTGATTTAACTTTATTACCAACTTCCGCATTAGCAGCAAGAATTAACGCATCTGGTGGTAATGTTACTACTTCTACACCACTTTTATTCCGTGTTGTTACACAAAAATACGGTAAAGGTATTGTTGAATATGGTACTAACAAAACTACAACATGGCCAGGTGGAGCGACTCCTGGAAATGGAGGTTCGTTCTATGATGTATGTAGTGCTGATGGTGTTATCTACTTAGAAGTTGATTTACAAACACCAGCATGTATCTCTTGTGGAGCATCTACTCCTGATGGTTACACTGGAACTACTTTCACAACTACTTTAACGGGTGTTACAACTAACACTGCAGTTACTGCATATTGGAAGCGTTACCAAGAGTTAGAATTTGAAGACAAAATTGGTGAAGTTTCTTTCGACCTTCAATCAGTAACAGTTTCTGTAACTGAAAGAAAGTTAAGAGCACAATGGTCTCCAGAACTTGCTCAAGACGTTGCAGCGTTCCACAACATCGATGCTGAAGCTGAATTAACAGCTTTATTATCTGAGCAAGTGGCAGCTGAAATTGACCGTGAAATTTTACGTGACTTACGTAAAGGTGCAGCTTGGACATTACGTTGGGATTACAACGGATGGAAGCGTCTGAACAACCAATCAACTCCTTACACTCAAAAGGACTGGAATCAAACGTTGATTACTGCAATCAACCAAATTTCAGCTCAAATCCATAAGTCTACTTTAAGAGGTGGAGCTAACTGGATTGTTGTATCTTCTGAAATCAGTGCTATCTTTGATGACTTGGAATACTTCCACGTATCAAACGCGGCTCCTGAGCAGGACCAATTCAACATGGGTATCGAGAGAGTTGGTACATTAAGTGGTCGTTACCAAGTATACCGTGACCCATACTTCCCACCAAACACTGTGTTGATTGGTCACAAAGGTACTTCGTTATTGGATACTGGATATATCTACGCTCCATACGTACCATTACAATTAACTCCAACAATGTATAACCCATTCAACTTTACTCCTATCAAGGGTATTATGACACGTTACGCTAAGAAGATGGTTAATAACCGTTTCTATGGACGTATCATCGTTGATGGTGTTCGTACATTCGATTTGAATGAATTAAGATAATCTATCTTAATGTAGATAAAAAAAGGTCAGAGAAATCTGACCTTTTTTATTTTTTAATAATTCTCAAGGATTTTGATATTACTTCAGATTCCAATAAAGTAAATGCACCACGTTTATATGCCGCAACAATTGCTTGTATAAGACATTGATTGGATTCAATTTCATTTAAATTATTTATAAAGTTATTTAAATCTTTTTCAGAATTAAATTGTATTGTGTCAAAAATACTTTCTGGTGAAGATAAAGAATTAAACTTATCTATTATTTCTTGATTTAAATTATCTTCTTCTAAATGTTCCATAGTATGTTATATTTATATAAAGATAGTAAAAAAAAATCCATATGAAAAGTAACGTTATATTAGAAATATTAAAAAAATTCAAAGAGTATAACGAATATATTGTTGAATCTACTTCGACAGGTGATGCGGGTAGTTATAGAGCCCCATTAAGACCTGGATTAAAGTTGTGGGATAAGAATATTTTAGAGCCCTTTACTGAACAATTAAATGGTTATGATAATGCTGAAGTATATGTTGATTCACTTGATGGTAATATTGATACTAAGGGTATTAAAAGAAAAGAAGAAATGTCGGTCGCAATTTCAAAGTCAGACAAAAAACATCCTATTCAGAATGATGAAGATGGTAGTAATTTGAATGATAACCCTGTTAACACAAAACTACTTAAAAAAGTTTTTGATAATAAAAAAATAAAAGAGGGTACTAATAGTTCTGTAAGTGCTGGTGAGTATTCAGGTCCTATTGAAATAGGTTTAAAAAAATGGAGAAAACAAGAATTAGGACCATTTACTGATGACAGTAACCATCAAACAACAAATAAAGCTAAGAAAAAAAATCTTAAAAATAATATTAAAAAAACTGTCGGTATTTGGGAAAAACATAAAGATAGTGGTTATGAGATTCCAACACACGATGTTCATACTATAAAAGAAGATTTAGGAGTTTGGTTTGGTACAAAGAAAAAACCAAAAGGTAGTAAACAACCTAAGGGGCCTTGGGTTAATATCTGTAGTAAAAAAGATGGAAAACATCCACCATGTGGTAGACCTGAGGGTGATACAAAGGGTTATCCTAAATGTAGAGCGGTAGGAGTTGCTGCTAAAATGTCTGATTCACAAAAACAATCGGCTTGTCAACAAAAAAGAAAGGCTGAAAAAAAAGATACTCAAACAGGTAAGGGTCAAAAACCTGTTATGACATCATACAAACCTAAAAAGAAAAAGACCAACGAATCGGTCTTAATATCTTTAATCAGGAAAGCTTTAGATTAATAAATACTTTTGCTAACTCTAATACCTGGTTTAGGTGGCTCATAAGTTCTTTCAGGTCTTGAGTATTGTCCTGTATTATATTCAGAATTTAATTCTCTTAATGCATTTTTATATTCACCTGTTTCATCAGATAATATTCTATCAATAACATCTTGAACTAAACCTCTATCAAGTCTTCCGTATTCTGGTTCTTCTGACATTTCTTTTAATACTTTTTTAATTTGGATATCTAACTTTGACATGATTCTAATATTAACAATTTATTTTATTATAAATATTATCAAGTGAATGATTAATTTGACTTTCCAATTCTTTTTCAATCTCCATTGCTCTATATTCCATTTCTCTACGGAATGAGATAACCAATTTTTCCCATTGAATCTTACTTAATTTAATAAAATAACTGTATGTATGATTGGTTATTGTAACTTGTCCACCATCCATTGTAACAAAAATACCTAATTTATCATTACGGATATATTTTTTATCGGATATTGGAGCGATTATAAGTTCAGAATCTTCCGAATGAATGAGTTTACGGCATATGGTGGAACATTTCCTCACGTTAGACATATAGATGTCAAATTCGGTATCCTTTCGGTCTAATTTACGTAAATACAGACGATACTTAATCCACAGTTTTTTTATTATAGTCATTTCATTTATGATTTGACTACAAATATACTATGATTTTTTAATAATTCAAAATTTTTAATTAACAATACGCACCTGAACAATGTTTTTTTCCGTCAAGACCTTTGATTTTGCCCTTACATACTTGAACAGCATGGCCATTCGCATAAGCACTTGGGTACACGTCATATTTTGATTTTGCAGACGCAACACCACGAGCACATAATTTAGTACCAGCTTTTTTACGACCTTCATACATTACATCAACTGCGTCCTCACTACTAAAATCATCACCTTCAATTTCATTCATGATAAAATCAAATACTTGGTCCATATTATTTTTAGCTTCAGCGATATGGTCTTGAGCCCAATCGTGTCCATTATCTAAAATAGATTCAATCATTTGTTTATCTTTACCAAGTAGTATTTCACATTGGCGTTTCATTTGTTCTAAGTTAGAGAAAAACATATATCTTTGATTTTCCTCTTTAAGTTTCTCATATTACGCCATCATATCATCTTCTTTTAGGTCATTACAGACTACATCTAAAAACACTTCAATATCGTGTTCTAAACCTTCATAATCTTCAAATACGTTAGTTCCTTCAGTTGTATTTTCAAACATACAAGTTTGAAAATTACCCTCAGTATCACAATAAATTTCACCATAGTAATCACTATCATCAACTGTTAGATATCCTGTATGTATTTTTTCATCTTCAGTATCTTCAGTTGACTCATATCTAAATTTAAATGACGGCATACCTGGGAATTCAAAAGACCAAAAACCACCAGCTTTAGTCATAAAATCTTCTTTAGATGACGGTTCATCTTCTATTGAAATACCTTTAGTAAATTTTTCAAGAGTTTCTCTTTCTTCAGGTGTGATTGATTCCATTCCTGATTG